CGAAGGTGACCTAGAATTACATGGTTACTTCAACAGAAGGCAGCTGGTACAAAAGATTTTACTTAATAGTTTGTACGGAGTATTGGGCTTAACTGTATTTAGGTTTTATGATATTGATAACGCTGAAGGAACAACCACCACAGGTCAAAAACTTATTCAGTTTACCGAAAAGGTTACAAATAGTTATTATAATAAAATACTAAAAACAGATAAAGATTACTGTATCTACACAGATACAGACTCGGTTTTCTATTCTGCTCTTCCACTTGTTAAAAACAGATTTCCAAATGCTGATGTTAAAGATGAAAAGTTTATGACAGAACAGATATTGGATATTGCTGACGAAGTTCAATCTTATATCAATAAATCATATAATTACTTTAGTAGTAAGTTCTTAAATATCCACGGTGACCATCGTTTCGAGATTAAACAAGAGATGATTGCTAAAGCTGCTTTTTGGGTTACCAAGAAAAGATATGGTCAATGGATTATTAACGATAGTGGAACGCCTTGTGAAAAACTTGATGTTAAAGGTTTAGATATTGTTCGTAGTTCATTTCCACCAGCATTTCGTGACTTTATGACTAAGGTTCTAAAAGCTATCCTTGCTAAAGTTCCTAAAGAAAGGATAGATGAGTTTATCCTTGAGTTTAAAGGTAATCTAAAAAATGAAGAGTTGGATAAGATTGCTCTTCCAACCGGCGTAAAGGGTATTAAGAAATACACCAAGAAGAAATCCAAAGGTGGTTTTGGTGGTAGTGGTAAAGGTATATTTACCGAGATGATGAAAGGTGCTCCTGTCCATACCAAAGCTTCGGTTATTTACAATGACTTACTAAGATACTTTAAGGTAAATAAACACGAAGCAATATCAAATGGTAATAAAGTTCGTTGGGTTTATCTAAAACAAAATCCACTTAAAATAGATGGTCTTGCTTACAAGGGTTATGATGATCCTAAACAAATCATAGATTTTATCAATCAGTATGTAGATAGAGACAAGTTATTTGATAAAGCCCTAAAGAAGAAGATACAGATGTTTTATGACGCTATGTCTTGGGATATGCCGGTTGATAAAAAGAATTCAATTGAAAGGTTTTTTTAACTTGACTTTTACAAAAATAATTAGTAAATTAACACATAACATGGAGAATAATAATAATGAATAAAATCACTTTAGATACATTTATCCAAAAGTATAATCTTGGTGGTAGTATAAACTCAGTAAAGTGGGAGTCTAACGGCGAAACGCTTTCTACTCGTTTTATATCACCAGATAAAAGTCTTTTGGGTGAGTTATCTTTAACAAAACAATCACTACCTGACTTTGAGGTTGGTGTTTACGATACACCATTACTATCAAAGATGATGGGAACACTTGCTGATAAAGTTGATTTCAAACTAACCAAATCACCAGTAGATGATACACAACCTGTAGCATTTAACTTCACAGATGGTAAAATATCTGTTGATTATGTTCTTGCTGCTCTTGGTGTGATTCCTGATGTACCAGAAATGAAAGCTATACCTGAGTTTAATACTCTTGTAAATATTGATACACAATTTATCAATTCTTTTATTCGTGGTAAAGGTGCTTTATCCGATGTAGAACATTTTTCTATCCAACCAACCGATGGTGGTGTAGAGTTTGTTATTGGGTTTAGTGATATCAACTCAAATCGTATCAGTATCAAAGTAAAAAGTGATTCTGTTAAGTTAACCGAACCAATCATCTTTAATGCTAATCTGTTTAAGGAAGTTCTAAGTGCTAACAAAGAATGTTCTAAGGCAGTTCTTCAGATTGCTGATAAAGGTCTTGCTCACATCGAGTTTAAGATAGATGATTTTTCTGTTAAATATTACTTAGTATCACAACAGGTATAATATGAGTTCACACGGATTATGGGTAGAAAGGTATAGACCACAAGACTTAACAACTTACGTTGGTAATGAACAACTAAAGTCTAAAGTTGAAAGGTTTATAGAAGAACAAAATGTTCCTCATCTATTACTATATGGTAGAGCTGGTGGTGGGAAAACCACACTTGCTAAGATTATAATCAAATCAATTGAATGTGACTATCTTTATATCAATGCTTCTGATGAAAGAAACATTGAATTGGTTAGAGACAAATTAAAGAGCTTTGCTTCTTCGGTTGGTTTCAAACCAAATAAAATTGTAATCTTAGATGAGGCTGATTACTTAAATGTTAATTCAGCCCAACCGGCTCTCCGTAATCTGATGGAAACATTCTCTGCTCATTGTAGGTTTATCTTAACCTGTAATTACGTTGAGAAGATTATTGACCCGATACAAAGTAGATGTCAAACTTACAAAATCATTCCACCATCAAAGAAAGATGTTGCTGTTCACGCCAAGTATATCTTGGAAAAAGAGAACATCTCATTTGATTTGGATGATTTGGCTTTGGTTGTAACTGCTGGTTATCCTGACTTACGAAAGGTAATCAATGACTTACAAAGACAATCAATAGATGGTAAGTTAAAGATAGACAAAGATGGTATGTTACATAATGAGTTTAAACTTCAGTTCTTAGAGATGATACAAAATGGTGTTGATTTAAGAACTATCCGTAAGTTTGTAGCTGATAGTAACTTTACAGATTATACAGAGCTATATCGGTTCTTGTATGATGAAGTAGAAAACATATCAGTTGATAAACTACCTGATGTTATTGTTGAAATATCAAAGGGTGCTTATCAAGATGTATTATGTGTCGATAAAGAAATAAACTTTATAGCAACTATTTCTAATATTCTAAGGAAAGTATCATGAGTACAAAACCAATGAAACCAATAGGTCAACCAAAACAACAAGTTCAAGTAGACTTGACTCAGGCAGACACGATGGCTTGTCAAAAGTGTGAAAACAAAATCTTTATACAAGGTTATATCATAAAGAAGATATCTGCTATACTTTCCCCAACCGGAAAGGAAGTAGTAGCACCGATACAAGTATTTAATTGTGGAAATTGTGGTGAGTTATTGCCAATGGGTGGGGAGTTGGATGAACTTATTTAGTTGGATAGATGAACTATTTGTCAAGAAAAGAGCTTGGGATAGTTTTTCAGATGAAGACCGAAAGAAGTTTAGTCCATTTATGGTAAATCGTTACCTAAGTATGAATGATGATTTCCTACCAATAGTAAATCACTTTCAGAACCTAACGATTGAGGTAATGCCAATAGGAGTGGTATATAAATTTTACTGCTCCTTATTACCAAAGAAAAAAACTTATCTAAGATACCTTAGTGGAAAGAAAACCAAAACAAATGAAAAGGTTGTTCCTTTCATACAAGAGTATTTTGAAGTAAGTAAGTTACAAGCAAGTGAATACTATAATATGATGACTACTGATGAGTTAAAGTTATTATTAAAACAATATGGTAAGGCCGATAAAGAAATAAAGAAGATGGGTGTTAAGTGAACAGATTATTTTTTGCTATTTTATTATCGGTGATTGGAAATATTATAGCTTGGTTTCATATGCAAGGTCAGTTTAAATATGAATGGGCTAAAAGTATTTGGTGGGTTATCCTTGGTGGAATACCAATTAGTTTTTGTTTTTATTACAGTACCCGTTGGTTCTATGAATATTTTGGTAACTATTGGTATGTTAGACCGGTTGGATTTGGTATGGCAACAATAACATTTGGTATTTTAACATCGTTGATACTAAATGAAGTACCAGATACAAGAACAATTATAAGTTTGTGTTTATCTGTTGTTATCATTATGATACAATTATCACATTTAATTATAAAATAGAGGAAGTTATGGATATTAAAGAAAGAGAGTTAGAAAGTAAAGTAACCGATTCGGTTATTAACCAAATGGAACAAGAATGGCCGGAAATGACCAAAGAGTTTCGTAGATTACAAAAGGAGCAATATGAATTATTCTTACGTAAACAACATGACTATGGTCCTGGTAATATATCAGTTGGTTCACCACTATTNACAGAAGAGGATATTAAGTTATCACTTACTGGCTTATGGTTTAGGATGAATGATAAGATACAAAGATTAAAGACTTTACTA